CCACCATATTGGAAGTCTAAGTAAAATACTAGACCTGAAGGAAGGTTCATTGGTTGAACCGAAACGAATTCTTTCGCTGCGATTTGTCCAAATACCTTTCTTACTAATGGTAAAGCAACACCAGCCCATTGACCAGCAGCTCCTGAACCAGGAGTAAAAGTAGCAGTACCTCCACCCGTTTGAGTGTTCTCTGTTACTAATTGTTTAGCTTGGTTCTCTAAGATCATAGACATATTATTTTTGTCTGTCTCAGAGCCCATGCCTTCAAGTAATCCTGTTTTGGACCACTTGCTAGCTAATCTTGCAGCATCACTTTGTAGTGATTTGTAAGTATTAGCCGATTCTAAAAGTGAATTTAATTGTGACATTTTCTTTTAAAGTTTTGATTAATAATTAATTGTTTTTTAAAGAATACCAGCTAATTTCTGGAATCTTTTTACCATTTCGTCTGATTCAACAATTGGTTGTTTAGTAGTCTTTCTTACAGCAATACCTGCAGATTTAGAAGCTCTACCTAAATTTTCATTTACGCGAGTTTTATTAGATTTTAATCCTGAATTAACAGTTTCAAATACTAATTTTGCTTCTTTTACTGTAGTAGCTTTATCAAATGATTCTAATACTTTTACCTTTTGTGATTCAGATAAATTTTTAGATTTGAAGATTTTGTTAGTGTAAAGTAACTTAGCGTTTAATAAATTGATTTCATTTAACTCAGACTTTAAAGTTTTAACAGTAGCATAAGCTTCTCTTAATTCTTCTTTCATCTTAGAATCACCAGCAAATTTTCTTCCACCTAAGGCTTTTTCCATGTTTTCAGAATCAGCTCTACGTTGTTTCATGTCTTGCTTTTTCTTACCATGTTTAGCGCCTTCAGCATCGTCTAATCGTGCATCGTACCCTTGTTTTTTCTTTTCATCAATTTCTTCTTTAGCTTCGTCCAACTCAACGTCAACCGCAGTTTCCATATCGTCTTCTACTTCTACTTCTCCATCTTCATCTACATCTACGTCAACGTCATCTTCGAATGATTCACCAGCTTCTAATTCGCCAGCTCCAACCATATCTTCAATTACGTCTTCGATGAATTTTTTAAGATCTTCTTCTGACATATCTTCAAGGTCGATATCCTCGTCCTCGTCCATGTCTTCTTCAGCATCTTTTTCACCATCTTTGTAGCCTTCTTCTTCAGCGTCAGTTCTTGCGTCTTCTTTAACGTCGTCCTTGTCGTCTTTAGAATCCATCTCTTCGGATAGTTCTTTGTCTAATTCTGCTAAAATTTCGTCTAATTCAGAGTCATCTTCCTCTTTGATTTTACGCATTTTTTCAGTTTCAGTCTCAGCCTTGTTATCAGACTTACGATCGTCACCTTCGCGCTTTTCTTTTTTGGTCATGTACTCTTTTTTTTCCTCAACTTTATCAGAGTCGTCTTTTTTTGCTTCTTCAACTTTATCGTCCATTTCCTCATCCATATCATCTTTGTCCATTTCTTCTAGCTTAGCTGAAAGCATGGATTGGATTCTTGGAGCGAAAGCTTCTTCTAAAGCGATTTTAGCATTTGCAATAGCTGATTCTTTTACAGTTTTTGCATCGGCAATAGCCTCTTTTAAAAAGTTTCTGTTCATTTTTCCTAATTTTTTTGTGGAATACGATTATTTGGAATCGTAATAAGAATTAATAATTATTGAATGCCATATAGAATGATGGCATATTATGCTTATACGTATATGAAGATTATTTAAGAATAAAGAAAAGCGCCTTCAATTTAATGAAGAGCGCTAATCTCAGGTTAAACAGGGGAGTTTAAATTATTGGACATGACCCATGAGCACAAAGTATTTCAGTTATTACTGAATTTACTTTAGTGTATGAGTTTGAAGTTTTAAATTCAAGTCCTTCTTTTACTAAATGCATAAATGAATCTGGATTGGATGGTGTAGAAACAAAGTCCCAACATAGTAATTCGAAGTCATCTTGTACTTCTTGTACTTCACCCATTGGTTTTAAGCTTCCCATCCCACGAGAAGATACCCCAACTGTAATTCCACTTTCAACTAATGCTTTTAAAATATTTCCGCATGGAGTAGGTAGTATTTCTATTTTACCCATTACATTATCTCCATCCCACCACATATCATTAATATTATGTGATACGTTTTGTAAATTTATTACTGTAGATTCAGGATGATCTAATTCACCCATTGCTCTTTTTTCTTCAACTAGTACTTTATACTTGTCTATTTCTCTATCCCATAGTTCTTTAGAATAATATCTTCCATTACCGTTTTTAACTTCGGCTGTAGCTAATATTCCTTCAACTAATGGTAATCCTCTTTCAGAAACATTATTTTCTGATAGGGACATAGGCATGGCTGTAAACAACCTTGTTTCTACAAGTACTTGTTTCATATTTTTAGTTTTCTCTAAATTTCTTTAAACCTGAATATGATTCTGGATTATCATTTGAGTTGTAATTTGAATTGTCATTAGAATTTTCATTAGACCCAGCATTACTTTCTTCAGCAACTTTTTCATTAGCATTATTTTTAAATGCTCTTTCTGTAGTATCAGAATTTGAAGCTCCTGCATAATTAGAAGATTCCATATCTTCGTCTACATCAGTAATTGGTTTTTTATATCCTTTACCAGTCATTTTTTCATAAAGCTTTTCCATCTTCATTTTTCTTCTTTCAAGATCTTTAACTTCACGTTGCATTGCTTTTATTTTAGTTTTATCAACTAATTCACTTAAATTTTCATCTTCAGTAACCATAGAAAGTCTTGTATTTTTCTTTTCTATGATTTCGTCAACATGAGCAATTTTAGCTTCTAAAGCAACAACTTGTGATGCTGAATCAATTTCTGCTAATTTACTATCTAAAGTTTCTTTTTTAACTTTTTTCTTTTTAGCCACTGGTTTTTCACCTAATGGACCATTTTCTAAGATGTTTAATAATGATATCATTTTATTTTCTTTTAATTTTACTTTTTCCATTTTATCAGACTTACTTGCAGTAATACCTGGTGCTTCATCTGTGTATCCAATTCCTTCTACTCCAAATGCAGCGTTTTTAATATAATATAAAGGATCACTAGCTAAATTTTTAGCTACTAATTTTTTTGCTTTTTCTATAGCATCTCCTAAATCAGCATCAGATACAGTTTCTCTAACTTTATCCATTTCAAATTTAAGACCTAATCTAAATTCTTCACCATTTAAATTATCTATATTTTTATCATCTTTATAATCATATCCTTTTGTTTCTAAATCAACTAAAGTTTTGTCTACTTTTTTATTATCTGCTTTACGTGCTTCATCTGCTTTAGATTCTTTAGTTTGAGCTATATGTAATGGAGGATATCTATTTGGATTTTTAGGATTAGCCTCTTTTATTATTTCCATGTTATCATTAAATACTTTAAACCAATCTGTTGATTTAGTTGGATTAACTACACCAGCTAAATTTTCAGTTATTACTGATCTATTTAATAATATTTCTTCTGCTTGTTTATAAGTAGCAGAATTAACTATCATATGTGGATAGTTTCTTTTAACCTCTTTAAGGAACAATTCTTTACTACCTTTTCCTTTATTTATTTGGTTATATTGTTCTTGTATTGTTTTTGCCATTTTATTCGCCTTTTAATAAGTCTTTAATATCTTTAATATAGTCTAAAACTAAATCTGTTGGTTTAATCACTGTATATGATGAAGGATTATCATTATAATATTCACTTGTTTCATTCTTAGCGTTGCTCAACATCTTATAAATATCGTTAAGTTCCTGCTCAATTACATCAAATGCAGCTACTCTTTTTAATTGAAAATCTTTTTGATCTTCAAATAATTGTTTTACGTCTAATTTTGATCCTTTTTGTACATAGTTTCCTTCTTTATTTTTTGGAACTAATGAATAACCATATGAACTTAAATCAATACCTTCATTTAAATTTTCAGGAATTGGTTTTTGTTTTTTTTTTGGTCTTTTAAATGCATATGGTGTTGCATATGTCATCCCTGAACCTGGTGTGAATGAAGCTGAACCACCACCTGTTGTAGACATTTCTTCTAAATAATCTGATAATGCTACTCTAATTATACCCTTTAATCTACCATCATCAGGAATATCATATTTATCCATTATAGCTTTTGCTACAGCTTCAACTCTTTTATCATTAAGAGAAACCATATCTGAAACTGATAGTTGGTTTTCATCTAATCCTTCAGACATTTTCATTGT